ATTTACCAAAAGCACCTATGTTAATTGATAGCACTGGAGTAGGCGACCCAGTAGTCGAGCAATTACAACGGGAAGGAATGGATATAGAAGGCTTTAAATTTACAAGCCAAAGTAAGCAAGAATTAATGCTTGGTCTTCAAGTGGCAATTCATCAGGAGCGAGTACATTATCCTGAGGGAATGATTAAAAATGAATTAGAAGTTTTTGAATATCAATATACATCACACGGAGTAAAGTATTCAGCGCCTACTGGGTTTACGGATGACTGCGTTTGTGCTTTAGCATTAGCTTGGCGCAAGTTTGATTTTAAGTCAGGAACGGGCAGATACAACTTTGTTTAATTAGCTATTTATAAATATGAACTGGAAAGATGTCACGGTATGGCAATGGCAACAAATTCAAAACCTACTTACAAAAAGGGAAGGTTTGACCGAGTTAGATATTGCAGTAAAGTCATTAGAGATTTTAACATATCAAACGGAAGCACAAATTGATTCTTTAAGTATTAAGGAATTAAATGAGCAGTTAAAAGAAATTACATTTATTACCGAGTCAGCACCAACTCCAAAGCCAAGCGATTACATTAAGGTTGGTAAAAAGCGTTATAGGTGCGTTTATGATATTCGAAATATCCCTTATTCAAGATACTTAGAAACTAAGTTTTTTGGGGATGACATTATAAACAACTTGCATAAGATTGCTGCTTCAATGGTTATGCCTATGAAGTTGACCTGGCGAGGCTGGAAGGTATCTAAGTACGATGCAAGCAAGCACGAAGAATATGCCGAAGATTTATTATCGGGTAGCTTTGAATCGGTTTATGGAAGTGTGGTTTTTTTTTGTCAAGTATTCAGCGAATCGATAGTGAGTTTAAAGGATTATTTGAAAGAGGAGTTGATGAAGAGCGGGATGGAGAAATTAGAAGCAGAGGTAACGATAATGGCTTTATGCAACGTTATGGATGGATTTACCAAGCTACCATCATTGCCGAACACGAAAGAATAAATTTAGCAGATGCTTTTGAGTTGCCAACGATTCAAGCATTAAACGATTTAAGTTATATCAAGGCAAAGAATAGTTTTGATAGGGAGCAAATGAAACAGATATATGGCAAGCATTCTTGAGGCACAAAAAGCATTAGGGGAAAATTTTGATGTAGGGGGAATAGGTAGGCAAGGTCAATTGCAATTAAATGCCGTTGAAAAAGTCATGAAAGAGGCTGCTGAAAAATTTATAGGATTAGCCAAACAAAGAATAAATGCAAAAAAGAAAGTTGATTTAGGAAATTTAAGTGATATTGGCTTTTCATTTACTGAAAAATCAGGAAATAAATATTCGTTAACAATTGGGTACGATAAATCAAATCCAGCATCTGAATATTATGATTTTCAAAACAAAGGAGTAAAAGGATTAAAAAGCGGTCAACCAAATTCGCCTTATAAATTTAGAACGTTAAGTGTTTCTAAAAATATGGTTGAGGCAATTCTTCAATGGTATTTAAGGCATAAGAATTATATTAGAAGAGAAGACCAAAGAAAAGGATTAAGTCCGTTACAAATAAAAAGGAAAACGATTTCAAATGTGGCTGACCCTAAAATTAAATTAAGGCAATTAGCAACTAACACGGCTAAGAATATTAAGAAAAAAGGAATAGGCAGAGTAGGGTTTTTTGATGATAATTTAGACAAAGCATTTGGACAAGAGTTCCAAGCAAAATTAGCGCAAGCATTAGGGCAAGATATAGCATTAACAATAACACAAACATTTAAGAAATAATGGCAACAAGCGTATACGTTCCACCATCTTACTCATCGGCTCATGATAGTTTATGGCATATAGCAACTTCAGACAATGTAACAGAATCATCGTTTAAATATGTATTTGATTTACAAATTGGTGGCGCAACCGTTGCCACACTTAAAAATTATCCCGACTCAGGAAACTATGGTGTACTTGATGTCGCTCCCATTGTCAGAAACTATCTTGGAAGCGGTTTTAACCCATCAGGAAGTTCAGTCTTACAGCATGCTGGCTCATTCTTATTCGTGGACTACACGCTAATTTTTGGAGAAGAATGGTTAGGGCAAGAGCCTATAATGAATCAAGATTCAGCAAGTTCAAAAGGTTGGAATTATTCTTTAAATCCATTTAGAGTTTCAATATCTACTTATGCAAATAAGTTCTTAACGACAAGAGATAGAACGGCTGGCGAGGTAATTAGTGGAGAGAAGTTATTTATTACTTATTTCAATGCAAACTTATCAGCAGTAACGGCAACGGTTCAAAAGATAAATGAGGATGGCAGTAATAGCGGAAGTTCTTCAACGGGCGGAACGTTATCAAGTCTTTCATCATTGCTTTTGGATTTAAGTCCTACGGCAATAAATGCTTATTTAGGTAGTTCGTTTATTACAAGTGCAACCTATGGATACAAGGTAACGATTGGCTCAGATACAATAACAATTAAGCAAGTTTGTGCGCCAAGATTTACGCCTATCAATTTAATATTTCAAAATCAATTCGGAGGTTATGACACTTATGCTTTTCGCTTACTTAATCGCCAACAAAAGAATTTTAAAAGAACGACTTATCAGACTGCTGAATATCAAAGGAGCGCTGCGACAATGACCCATAAGAATAGTTCGGGTGTTCATTACGGTGGTGTGCAAGCATTATCAACTCAAACCGATTGGAGTTACCTTGTAACGAGTGATTATGTTTCAGCAATAGATTATGCTCTTGGCTCTGAATTGCTTGCATCTAACGAGGTTTATTTGCAAATCATTAATGGAGGTACAAGTGATTATTATCCAATTGTAATGAAGGACACAAACTACCAAGAGAAAGTAAGTACTTCAGATAAATTATTTAACTATCAACTTCAATTTGATTTAGGTCAAAAACAATATAGCCAATTTAGATAATGATAACTGAAATAATAGTTGAACAACAACGACTCGATTTATTCGAGGATTTAGGAGCAGAATTAAACTACGCAATAGATGACATTAAAGACTTTTCTTCGAGGAATACGAACTATTCAAAAACGATTAACGTACCTGGTAACGCAAACAATAATAAAGTGTTTGGTCATATTTATAATTTTACCAGCGGTAATAATTACGGTTTTAGTAACCCTAATCAACCAAATGTTGGCTATAATTTTGACCCGACCAAGCAAGCAAATTGTCAGATATTTGTCAATAAGATACAAGTTTTTAAGGGAGTTCTTCGCCTTTTGGAGATAACCATTCAGAACGGAGTAATAGAATATCAGTGCGCAGTATTTGGGGAGTTAGGTGGCTTTGCCTCCGCAATTGGAAACAAGTTATTAAATGACTCTGATATTATTGCTCATTTTACTAATTCATACGAAGAATATTGGAACGTTGAAACTATTGAAAATTCTTGGACTGCTTCAGGTGTGGCAAGTGGATTAGGAATAGTTTATCCTTTAATTGATTACGGATTATGTAAGAATGGAAATAAAGATTGGCATATAAATGCTTTTAGACCAGCATTTTTTGTACATGAATTGATAGATAAAATTATTGATTTTTCAGGTTACACGTATACTTCTGCTTTTTTTGACACGCCTTTTTTTAAATCATTAATTATACCAAATAACAAGGCAAATCTTGAGAAATTAGCAAGCAATTTATTATTAGTTTCGGGTAATGATTTAATTGATTCTGGAGCAAGTACATCTGCTGGAGAAACACTTAGCTTTCTTACTATAATAAATTTGGTATTATTTACAAAGAATATTGATAATCAAACTTTTACTTTTGCTGGCACAAATGGAACTCTTGGGAAAATAAAACTTTTCGGTACAATAGCATTATCAAAACCAGGTACTTTTAGTGTTTACGTTTATCAAAATACAACTGAATTATATGTTGAAGCATTTACATCTTACAACGATTATCAAAATTTTGATATTGATTGGGTTATATCAACATCCTTAGATAACGCAGATTATATAAATGTTTATGCTACTTTTAGTGCATTTGAACAAAATGTAACTTTAGAGCCTAATTTATCATTTGAATTTGTAGCTGATTATGCACAAGTTGCATTAGCAGAAGAAGGCGATTATATTTCAATTGGTAATTGTTTACCTAAAGGGATTCAGCAAAAAGATTTTTTTACATCGATTTGTAGAATGTTTAATTTATACGTTTATGAAGACCCACAAAAAACAACTCATTTATTAATTGAACCATACATAGAATTTTATCGTAAAGGCGCTGGGTTTTTAAAGGTAAACGATGTTGGCGAATTATTATTGCACGGAGAGCCTGGAGATTCTACGGGTTTACTTTTGTTATCTGACCCAATAGCTGAATCAATTGATTGGTCGAATAAAGTAGACTATTCAAGAGAGATTTCTATTAAGCCAATGTCGGAATTAAATGCTCGGTATTACGATTTCTTTTATACTGAGGATGATGATTATTATAATGAGGCTTATAATAAGAAATACAATGAATCTTATGGCGATAGGAAAGAGGATACTGGATATCAATTTGCTGAAGATAGAACTGAAGTAAAAGTAATATTTAGTCCAAGTATTTTAACTGAGGATATTAATGATGATAAATTAAGGGCGAATTTATTTAAAGAATCCAATGGAGTTCAAGAGCGAAAAGATAATAATATTCGCATTATGATTTTTAAAAGTGTCTCAACTTCAAATTATCATATTAAAGATTATTATAGTGGGGAAGGCAGTTCAAGTAACGGTAATTTAACAGCTGGGCATTTATCAACTTACGGATATGCTGGGCATTTAGATGACCCATTAGAGCCAACGATTGACATTAATTTTGGAGTGCCTAATGAATTTTATTTTACGTTATTAAATCCTTATCCTACGGCTAATTTATTCAATTCGTGGTGGGATGAATATTTAGCTGAAATAATAAACAAAGATAGTAAGCTTCTAAGTTGCTATTTATACTTAACCGTACAAGATATTTATTCACTTGATTTTTCTCAATTGATTTATATCGATGGCGCTTTGTGGAGATTAAATAAAGTACTTGATTTTAATCCGAGCATTCCCCAAACAACCAAATGTGAATTGTTAAGAGTAATTGAATTATTTTATTAAAATTAAGAGATGGCTGAAAACGCAAAGGTTGGTATTGATTTAGTAGCGGACACAAGAAGTTTACGAAGTCAATTAAGAGAATCGGTTCAAGAGTTAGCACGATTACAAAATACTGCTGGCGCTTCTGCTCAAGAGATAGCAAACGCAGCCAAAAGAGCAGCCGAGTTAAAGGACCGTATTGGCGATGCTAAAGCTACCATTGATGCTTTCAATCCTGATGCTAAATTCAAAGCATTTGGTCAATCTATTCAAGGAGTTGCTGGAGCATTTGCTGGAGCGCAAGGAGCATTAGCTTTGTTCGGAGTTGAATCTGAAAACGTACAAAAGCAATTACTTAAAGTACAAGGTGCATTAGCATTTTCTGAAGGCTTAAATACAATATTAGGCTCAATCGATGGGTTTAAAAACTTAGCCTTAGTAATTAAAACTCAGGTCTTACAAGCATTCACTACTCTTAGAGGCGCTATCATTGCTTCGGGTATTGGTGCTTTGGCAATTGGATTAGGTTTATTGATTGCCAACTTTGATAAAGTAAGGGAAGCAGTTTTAAAATTAGTTCCAGGCTTAGGTCTTGTCGCTAATGCCATTGGCGCAATAGTTACAAAAGTCACTGATTTTGTAGGCATTACTTCACAAACCGATAGGGCGCTTGAAATATATGCTAAAAATTCCAAAGGTCGCAAAGAGCAATATGAAAGAGAATTAAAAGTTCTTGAATCACAAGGCGCATCTGAGAAAGATTTATCTGAGAAACGTAAGCAAATAGCCAAAGAGGATATTAATGTACTTGAGGCAAAGAAACGTAATGGAATAAAATTAAGTGAAGAAGAAACAAAGCAATTAGCTAATGCAAAAAATGATTTAGTTGTTATTGAAGGTAATTATAAAAAATCGGTTTTAGCTACTCAAAAGAAAGGCGATGATGAATATCTTAAAAATCAAAACGAAAAGATTGATAAAGAGATTGAGAATGAGAATGCAAGAATTAAAAGATTAGAAGAACTTGCGGAGGCTAACTTAACGGATGAGCAAAAAAAGATATTAAAAGTAAGACAACAATTAGAAGCGGATTTAACTTTATTTGCTGATAACGAAAGATTAAAAGCAGAATTAACAAGAAAGTCAGCTGAAGAAATTGATAAGATTAAAAGAGAATCTACTAAGTCTGAAGTAAAACAATTAAAAGATGTTAAGAATGTCTTTGATGTAATTCAAAACAATAAGCCTAAGACCATAGCATTAGTAACTTCTGCAATGGATAGGTCGATTAAGGCAAGTGCTGATGCCGAAGTAAAGATTGCTCAATTAACTCAAGAGCAAAAATTAGGTATTGTTAGTAATGCTCTTCGTACTGGAATGCAATTGGCTGGCGAAGGTACGGTTGCTGGCAAGGCATTAGGTATTGCAGACGCTACGATTAACACTTATGTTGGAGCAACGGCTGCTTTAAAACTGCCTCCGCCATTTAATTTTATTGCAGCGGCAGCGACTATTGCACAAGGTTTACTAAGTGTACAATCAATTATTAATACTCCTTTGCCAAGTATGCCTGGAGTTACTGATTCAAGTGGAGGCGGAGGCGGAGCAAGATTATCGGCAGCGCCAGTACCTCCAAGTTTTACTCCTAATGCGCCAACTGCTTTAGACCAAACTTCTTTAAATGCAATTGGAAACGTTGCAGCAAGAGCCTACGTAGTTGAGTCAGATATTACGGGAAGTCAAAAAAGAATAAGAAGAATTGAAAACTCTGCAAGAATATAAAAACAAATAATATGAAATTACCAATTTATCAATTAGAAATAAGCGAAGATTTAAACGATGATGTTGAGGTTGACTTCGTTGCTTTGGTAGACAGACCAGCAATCGAAAGAGATTTCCTAAAGTTTAAAGAAGACAAGGTTAAGTTTGTTATTCAATCAGAGGATAGAAGAATTGTTTCAGGTCCTTTAATGTTGGCTGAAACTCCTATTTATCGTAACGACCAAAATGGCGAGTATTACGTTACGTTTACAAAAGATACGATTGAGAAGATAGCGCAAAAGTTCTTTAAGAAAGGTTATCAGTCAAACGTAAACTTGATGCACGATGAGGCTTTGGCAGTTGAAGGGGTAACGATGTACGAATCATTTATTGTCGATTCTTCAAGGGGAGTGATGGCAATGAAAGGATTTGAGGATGCACCTGAAGGTTCTTGGTTTGGAAGTTTTAAAGTCGAAAATGAATCGGTTTGGAATAAGATTAAATCAGGCGAGTTTAAAGGATTTAGTGTTCAAGGTATGTTTCAATATAGAAAAGAAAAAGAAAGTTTATCAGTCGAAGAAGCATTATGGTCGGAGATATGTTCGATTTTAGAACAAGTTTAAAGGATAAAGTATTTTAGTATCAGTATTTATAATCAAACAATAGTAAAAACAATTTATGAACGTTTCAGAAGCAATTGAAAAAATTAAAGTTTTGTTAGCGGATAATACCGTTGAGCAAACTGAAGAAATTGCATCAGAGCCAGCTACTCAATTGGTATTCGAAACTTACGACCTTAAAGATGGAAGTAAGATTGACTTATCAGGTTTGGAGATTGGTGGAGATGCTATGCTTGTTGATGAATCAGGTAACTCAGTTTCTGCTCCCGATGGCGAGTATGAATTAGCTGATGGAACTATGATTTCTGTCGTTGGTGGAAAAGTTGAAGGAATTGAAACTCCTCAGGCTGAAGCACCATCTGAAGAAGAAGCTCCTATGGAAATGGAAGCAGATTCTCAATTTGATGAAATGAACTCAACTATTTCTTACTTGCAAGCCGAGAATGAGGCTTTGAAAAACAAGTTAGGAGAATTAGAGAGCAAGTTTAATCAAGGATTTAGTGAAATGTTAAGCGTATTGGAAGGATTTTCAAAGACTCCAGTTGCTGACCCAATTCAAAACCCAAAAAATAACTTTAGAATCGTTGAGCCTAAGGCTGACAAGATAGAGCGATTCTTGGAAAGAGTAAAAACTTTAAATTAAAAATTTTAAAAAAGAAAAATTATGGCATTTGTTGTAAGTTCATTAACGGATTACGCCAAAGAAAACGAAGCATTATTAGTAACGTCTTCAGTTCTTGGCTCAAAAACTGCTTCTTTGATTAAGTCTCAAGGAAACGTTTTAGTTGGAGTAAAATCTTCTGAGAAAATTGGTATCATGGATACTGATGCTTTCTTTCAAGATGATAGCGATTGCGGTTTCAACGCATCAGGTACAACTACTTTCACTCAGCGTAGTGTAACGGTTGGTAAAATTAAGGTACAAGAGGCATTATGTCCAAAAGGATTAGAGTCTAAGTACTTACAAAAAGCATTATCTGCTGGAAGCACTTACGATTCAATCGCTTTCGCTGCTGATTATACTTCTAAGAAAGCATCTCGCATTTCTTCTCAATTGGAAACTGCTATTTGGACTGGAGATTCTGCTTCTGCAAATGGTAACTTGAATAAGTTTGATGGTTTTGTGAAATTAGTTGCTGCTGCTTCTGCTTCAGTTGTTCACGCTAACACAACTACTTATTACGGAACTCCTTTGGCTGCTTCTGCTGGTATCACTACTTCAAACGTGATTGCAGTTTTGGATTCAGTTTACAAGGCTATCCCAGCGCAAATTGTTGATAAGGATGACGTTGCTATCTTTGTTGGAAACGATGTATTCCGTACTTACACAATCGCATTGAAAAATGCTAACTTGTTTGCTTACACTTTTGATGGTGCTGCAACTGGAGAATTAACTTTGCCAGGTACTACTATCAAGGTTATCGCAGTTCAAGGATTGAACGGAACTTCTAAGATTTATGCTTCAAGAGTTTCTAACTTGTTCATCGGTACTGACTTGTTAAACGAGGAAGAGCAATTCGAATTGTTGCATGACCCATATGCAATGAACATTAAGTTTATGGCAGCATTTAAGTTCGGTGTGCAATTTGCATTCCCTGATGAGATGGTTGATTTCATCTTAGCTTAATAATCTTACAAATAAGTTCGGGCAGATTGCTTGGTTGTGACTGCCCGAATTTTTAACACTTTAAAGAAAAATAATTATGCCGTGTGCTTTAACTCAAGGATATTCTTTAGATTGTCGTGATTCATTAGGTGGAATAACAGAAGTGTATTTTATCGAAAAAGGAAATATTAGTGCAATTACCGTTGCTTCGGGTTCGGTTTCAGCATTAACTAAAGTAGCTGGTAAAAGATTTTGGAAATATGAGTTAGTACCTGGTACTGCTTCTTTGACTGAAAACATTAATGCTAACGTCCAAAATGGTACGGTTTTCTATGCTCAAGAATTATCGATAGTATTGAATAAATTACAAGTGTCAACAAGAAACGAAATTCTTTTGTTGGCTCAGAATACGTTGTTATGTGTTGTAAAAGACAATAATGATAACACTTGGTTGTTAGGTCGTGTAAACGGAATTAACATCACTGGTGGTAACGGTGCAACTGGAACTGCTCAAGGAGACCGTTCAGGTTATACTTTGACTTTCTCCGCACAAGAGAAAGAATTAGCACCTACGGTAGCTTCAGGCGTTTATACCGCATTGACTACTCCAGGCGCTTAAGATAGTCGTTTGGTTGACGGGTAAGGGGGGAGCAGATGCTTCCCCTTTTTTTATATAAACAATTTTGTTAATGCTATTTATATTTGATGATACATTTAATCAAAGGTCAAGTCAATAAGATAATTTTAACATTAAGCGAGAAGGCAACACTTACTTCGCCTAATTGGTTATTTTATTTTAAGTCAAGAAATACAAATGAAACGGTTGCTTTTGTAATTTTAAATAGTGCCGATTTATCTACATACCAAGAAAGATTTAATGCTTTTAATATAACGGTAAATTCCTATTTTACGGGGAAATTACCAGGCGAATGGTCGTATCAGATTTATGAGCAAGTTTCTACTTCAAATTTAATACCAGCAAATGCTACTTCAATGGTTGAAAGTGGGCAAGCAACATTAAATGACACGAGTCAATTTAGTTTTACAACATATAGCAACCAAACAAACACTTACAAAGTAAGAGATATATGAGCAATCAATTAATGGTCCTGACCTTTGCGGAAGCAAGGCAACCCGAATACCGAGAGAAGAAAGGCGAAGGAGAAGGTTATATTGAGTTCGGGAAAAAGAATGATTATCCTAACTATTTGGTCGATTTATACAATAAGTCTGCCAAGCATAATGCGATAATTAAAGGCAAAGTCAACTACATAACTGGGAATGGCTTCAAAATCAAAGAGGGCGTTGACCCTATTGGTGAACAATTTATCGCACAAGCTAACCGAGTGGAGTCGTTGACCGAAGTATTAAGAAAGGCATCTATTGATATTGAGTTATTTGGAGGCGCTTACTTGCAAATTATTTGGAGTGTAACGGGTGAAAATCTTGCTGAGGTTTATCATGTTGATTATACTAAGATTCGTACAAATGCTGATAATACTCAGTTTTGGTATTCAGAGAATTGGGAAGATAGAAAGTACAAAAGAGAGGTTTACAACGGATTCAATTCTCAGTTACGACAAGGCACTCAGATAATGTATCTAAAGGAGTATCGACCTAACTTGAATGCTTACGCATTGCCAGGTTATTTCGGTGCTTTAAATTACGTTGAATCAGATATTGAAATATCTAAGCACGTTTTAGGTAATGCT